CGAATCAGCTCTCTCCTGTTTAGGGAAGTACTCACGGCGTGTGACCACGCGGTCGCTAGTTACGACCTACGCCCTAAACACGGTCCAGGTGCCACTGCCGATCGCCTTGTGGGCAATCAGAAATGGCGCCAGTTAGAATGGACCGACAGACTCGAGTCCGTAGTGCCAGCGATGGAGGTTTTGCTTCCAAACCTGCACTATTTCCCCGAACTTGAGGATGTGGACTACCTCGAGCCTGGGAAGGAACGACCCGTGAGGGTTATTCCTGTCCCTAAGACGCTCAAGGCACCTAGGATCATTGCTATTGAACCAACCTGCATGCAATATGTGCAGCAAGGTTTGAAGCAGATCCTCGTCCGTAACATCCAGGATGACAACCTGGTGGGGCGAATGATTGGATTCGATGACCAAACTCCTAACCAGAGGATGGCCAAAGAGGGGTCCCGTAAGGGCAACCTCGCTACGCTCGATCTGAGCGAAGCATCCGATCGTGTCTCGAATCAGCTGGTGAGAGTGATGATGCGAGGATGGCCTCATTTCGGTGAGGCTGTCCAAGCCAGTCGCTCTCGTAAAGCTGCAGTACCTGGAGCAGGCGTAATCCGCCTTTCCAAGTTCGCGTCAATGGGCTCGGCGTTGACCTTTCCTATAGAAGCGATGGTCTTTTTGACCGTTGTCTTCTGTGGGATTGAGAAAACGCTCAACCGTCCGATCACTCGGCGTGACCTTTTTCGGTTGTCCCGGGTGGTGCGTGTGTATGGGGATGATATCATTGTTCCCACGCACATGGTGCAAAGCGTGATCGAGAGTCTCGAAGCTTACGGGTTTCGGGTCTCGACTGACAAGAGCTTCTGGAATGGAAGATTCCGGGAGTCTTGTGGAGGGGATTACTACGATGGTGTCGATGTTACACCGGCACGTTGTCGTCGTAGAATGCCTTCATCACGCTCAGACGCCAGTGAAGTGATTTCTGCAGTGTCTCTGAGGAACCAGTTTTACAAACTGGGACTTTGGAAGTCTGCATCGTATCTGGACTCTCTCATCGAGAAAGTCCTCGACCACTATCCTGTGGTCGACGACACTTCACCTGTGTTGGGTAGGCTCTCCTTTCTTGGCTATCAAGCCGAGGCTGGTGATTCGACATTGCATGCCCCCCTGGTTAGGGGGTATGTGGTGAAGACACGTCTTCCGGATAACCCTCTGGATGATGTGCCTGCCCTCCTCAAGTTTCTTCTCAAAGAGGGCGATGAGCCTTTGGATGAGGAGCACCTTGAGCGTTCTGGACGCCCGGATGCCGTCACTCTAAAGCTCCGGTGGGCACAACCTTTCTAGGTTGTGATTGCGGTCGAGGTTAACCGCAAATTGTGGAGGTATCAGTAGGACTTCCGCAAGGATGCCCCGCTGTTACCTTGTGTGAGGT